TTTTGGTCGGGTGGGGGCGGGCTGGCTGGATTTCGGGAGGGCGGGGCGCGGTGGACGGGCAGGGTGGAGTTGGTGGAGCGCAAGCTGCTGGAGCCGCTCAGGTGGCGCAAGCCGCGGCGGGTGTTTGTGGATTCGATGGGGGATTTGTTTTATGGGCGGGTGCGGCGGCAGTGGATTGAGCAGGTGTTTGGGGTGATGGCGCTGGCGCGGCGGCATGTGTTTATGGTGCTGACCAAGCGGCCGCTGCGCATGCGGATGCTGTTGGCGGACCAGGACGCGATGCGGCAAGGGGTCGAGAATGCGGCGCGGCGGCTGGATGGGCGTTCGCGGGGGTTGGTGGCATTGGAGGCATGGCCGCCGCCCAATGTGTGGTTGGGGGTGAGCGTGGAGGACCAGCGCACGGCGGATGAGCGGATACCGGACCTGCTTGCGACGCCGGCGGCGCTGCGGTTTGTGAGCTGCGAGCCGTTGTTGGGGCCGGTGGATCTGAGTCGGTGGTTGGGGGAGATGCGCCGGCGGTTGGACTGGGTGATTGTGGGCGGGGAGACGGGGCCGGGCGCCAGGCCGATGCATTCGCAGTGGGTGCGGCTGCTGCGCAATCAGGCAACGGCGGCGGGCGTGCCATTTTTTTTCAAGCAGTGGGGGGAATGGCTGCCGGAGGACCAGTTTGGCGCGGATGGCGACAAGCCCACCCAGGCGACGACGGGATGCTCATCAGGTCGGTTGAGGGAGATGGGAGGGATGCGGTTCTACCGGGTTGGGCGGCGCAACGCCGGGCGGCTGCTGGACGGCAAGACGTGGGACGAGGGGCCGGAGGCGTGAGAGGTGACCGTTGAGGAGACGACCGGATCGTTCAGAATTGCAAAGCGAACATCCGACGAAGAAGGACAGGGAAAAGGAGAAGCAATGGAAGAGCAAGACGTAGATCCAAAACAGATGGTGTCTGTCAGGCTGGTGGATGTTCCGCAGGCCAGGCACGCGCTCACGGAAGCCGGACGCTTGCTGGAGAAATTGGCGCCCGAAGATCCAGATGCCCGAGAGTGGCTCCGGAAACTGCCGGCAGCGCTGGAGGGCCTGCCGCAGCGCTACAATGTCGGCGACTTGGTGGAGTACGACATGGATGGAGAGACGGTTCCGGGGGTGATCGTGGCTAACGTGGTCTGCCACGAGCAGTACGTGGTGGGCAAGGGCGACGACCGCAATAGGATCGAAGGCAGCATGTGGATGATGCACGCCGACCGGCTTCGTCCTCGGCAACAGCAAGCCAAATGAGCAGCAGCAAGGAATCGATATACATCGTGCCGGGCCAGGAGCCGTACCTGGCGCCCGGAGTGCGAGGCTACACGGTCGAACAGAACGGGGAACTCTATGTCCCGCTGATCATTGCCGACCGGCCTGGATCAGGGGATGTCGGGCGGTACTTGGACTCGCTGCCCCGCGATCGCACGGTCAAGTTTCCCAACGTGTTGAGCGAGCGGCTGGAGCAGATGCTGCTGCGCCGCGGATTTCACCATGGAGTCGAGTACTCCGAGGAGTGGGGAATCGTGCCGATCTTGGTTCGGCACCCGGAAAAGGAGAAAGAATGATTGCAGAGGTTAAGGGCAGGGCGGAGGAGTGCTGGATTCTCTCCGGCCAGATTCGCACTTTGGTGGAGTCGCTGAATGAGATTTGCGACAAGCGCTCGGATGGCGTGCTGACGATGGAGTCGTTCATGTCTGCGACGTCCGGGATCTGCCAGGTGCTGGCGGAGCTCTCCGGGCACATGGAGGCTGAGCTGCGCGACCTGCTGAGAGCGATCCAGGCAGAGGACGGCGCCAGCAAATCTGCGGCCGCCTGGCCCGTGGCTCAAAGCGCAGCCAAGCGCCCGGCCGATTCCAAAAGATAAGGAGCAGCCATGAGGGAAGAGCAAGAGACGGCCGGTCAGTCGGTGGTTCGCCGCAGCCGTGATTGCTGTTGTGGTCCTCTATCTGCTCGGCAGAGCCTGAGGTGGATTCTGCCGCTGCCGCTGCCGCCATGCAACCAATAAGGCGCTGGTGGGTAACTCAAGGCGACGCCCGGGAAGTGCTCCAGAGGCTGAAGGATCACTGCGTGGACTGCATCATCACCAGCCCCCCGTACTGGGGCATGAGGAACTACGGCGACCCAGAGCGGGAGTTGGGCGCGGAAGAGCGGCTGGAGCAGTATCTGGACGGCCTCGTGGGGATCATGGAGGAATGCCGGCGCGTGCTCAAGCGCAGTGGAACCTGCTGGCTGGTGATGGGCGACCGGTACAGCGGCGGCAGGCGCGCAAGCTACGCCCGAAAACAGAAAGGCACAAGGTCACTGATGAACGACGTGCCCAGAAGGAACCCCGACTCCTTGCCCGGGAAGAGCCTTGTCGGCCTGCCCTGGCGCGTAGCCTTCCGGATGCAGGAAGCGGGCTGGATCTTGCGGGCGGAGATTGTCTGGAATAAGGTCAATTGCCTGCCTGAGAGCGTCAAGGACCGGCCGACGCGCAGCCACGAAACCATCTTCCTGTTCGCCAAGAGTCCACGTTACTATTATGGGTGGGAGGACATGTTGGAGCCGCTGACCTGTAAGCCGGAGGAGAAATACCCTTACCGGTCCAAGATCCTTGGACGAGGCCAGCAGCATTGGTCCAAGGTCCGCGGCCGAGACCGCGACAAGAGCGGCGGATTTCCGCCCAGCCGGTTGCGCAGCGGCAACCTGGAACGCAAGATTGGCGGAGAGGACCGGGCTCAGAGCCATCGCGGATATTCCATCCCATGGGAATCGCCCGGTTTCCGCAATGGCCGGGATGTCTGGGACATCGCGGTCAAGCCAACGTTCTATGGACACCCGGCGCCTTTCCCGGAGGAATTGGCCCGCAAGATGGTGCTCGGCGGCTGCCCGCCGGGCGGGCTGGTGCTGGACCCGTTTTGCGGCATCTCCACCGCCGGAGTCGCCGCATTGACCTTGGGGCGAGACTATTTCGGCATTGATCTGCACGAGAAGTGGGTCACAGTCAGCCGAAAAAGGATTCGGCAAGAGCTGGGGCTATTCTCGGAAGAAAGTGCGGAGATATTAAGTGAGATACAGGTGGAAACAGGGAGATGAGATCCGCCTGCGCGGGCTCGGCGTGAAGGCGGAGGATGCGGAGCTTCAGCAGGTTGCCCTGGCGCCGGGGCAGGCTGGCCAAGGCGATCGGCCCGAGATGGTGACCGTCAACCGGGCTTGGGCGGAGTCGGTCTTCAAGCGCATGGAAGAGCTCTCCGGAGAACTGGAGACGCTCCGGGCCAGGCTGATGTTGTGGAGGACTTCATGCTTGATCCTTGCTGTGGCCATGGGGTGGATGCTGTGGAACCGCTGAATGGCCTGGCTCCACGGGACCAAGAGGAGCCGATGCGCTACTGGAAGTTCTATGCGGCTGCGCTCCGCGAGCGACGCCACCTCACTATCGTCTGGATTGTGCCGGTTTTGTTTTACGGATACGGCTGCGCCGTGTTCGATACTACTGTCAATTGAAAAGGAGATAGCCATGGAGAAGAAAAGCAAGACGTTTCACGAAGGAGCAAGAACCGAAAGGAAGGCCGTGCTGTCCTATCTCAGGAGGCTGGCGCGGAAGTACGAAGGGCAGCCGGGCGGGGAGATTGCTTCCGAGGCTGTAGCCTGGATGCGGAAGCGCGTGGAGCGCTACCGCAAGGTCGAAGGAGGATTGTAGTGGGCCGAGAGCGCTCCTTCGAATTGGGGACAAGCTGCCCTCAAACAATGAGGTCAACTGCGTCTCATCGCATCGGCCGCTTCCCGGATGCGGACCACGAGTACACCTGCCGCATCTGTGGGCAGCCCGGCAAGGGGCCATGGAACGCCCGAGTGCATCCTGGCCGCTGCCGGGATGAGTGGCAGAAGATTCTGGATCAGCGCAAGAGGGCCAGGAAGCGGGATGGAAGAAAGAGGTGAGGGCTTTGTCAGCGTAAAAATCGAACGAGAAAACGGGCTGGTTGTCCTGGAGATCGGCTTGGCGGGGTCGAGCGAGAAGCCGACGGCCGTTCGTCTCCAGGCGGAGACTGCCGCCCGGCTGGCCTGCGCCATCCGGGATGCCGCCAACGAGATCCTGCAAGCCGAGGGAGTACAGTACGTCATCCCGGCGGCAGGGGGAAGACCCAAGCCGCCGCTGGTCATAAGGCCAAGGAGAAAGCAACAAGATGACAATCAAGACGGAAATTGATCCGGAAACCGCCAGCATCTGGACGCTTCACCTGGAGATCCCCGCTCATGAGCTGGCCACCGCCGAATTCAACGAGTACGACCGGCAGATCATTGAGAACGCTGGCGCCAGGAACAAGATCAGCGATGTCCTGCTCGCGGCAACCCTGATGGCGATCCGGATCGAGCAGGTCATCGAGCGCTACCAGAACTGCTCCGAAGAGGAACAGTAGGGTTGTCCGATCCACGGCAGTGTAGTAGCATTGAATCGAGCCAACATGGGCCTCCTGTTTGACGAGAAGAAGTTGGCAGAAAACCTGGTGGAGCAGGTTCGGACAAAGCTGTTGCCGGACCTGCTCCGGCAATTGAGGTCAGAGATCACCGTGGCCGGGCGCTTTGGCTCGACCGATTGGTATCTGGTGATCCGGGTAAAGCCGCCGGACGACAAGCCTTGATTGGGGAAGCAACAAGATGATTGTTCTCAGATTTTTGGCGGCAGTTTCTCTGGTTCTGTTGGTTCTGCCGAGTTCGCTGCGGGCAGAGCCTCCCGGCCAGTGGTTCGGCGCCGGAGTGCAGTTCAATCAGTACGCCAGCCCGCAGGTGAATGGAGTGCTGGCCTACGCCAAGAAGGTGGCGGGCAACGAGAAGCCCACCTACTCCTACACCGCGGTTAACTTTCTGTCGGTGCAGAAGAGTCCCTTTCGGGTGATGACCACCACCGAAACCGGGATCGCGCAGTGGGTGACGCGATTCCGGAAGATGGACTTCTTCGCCCTGGGAACCGCCGGTCTGGCTGCCTCCGGTTCCAGCGGTGGCACCAACACTGGCTACTCTGTTTCCGGAGGGATCATCGGCCAGACAGCTATCCGCAAAGGCGTGACCATCGGGCCGTACTATCGGGTCACCAAGAGCAGCCTGAGCGAGGTTCAGCATGCAGTCGGGCTGATGATCGGGCTGAGGGATTGATGCTCACCAAGGAGCAACTCGATTTCCTGAAGGACATTGCGCTGGCGGCGGTGGCATCGGAGGCCGAAACCGACGTTCCGGCCGAACTGACCACGGCTCAGGCTATCCTGGAGACCGGATGGGGAAGGTACATGCCTCCGAACTCCAATAACCTGTTCGGGATCAAGGATACGGACAGATATCCCGGCGCCTCCTATGCCATGACCACCGAGTGGATCAAAGGCTCACCGGTCAAGATTCGGGCGGCGTTTGAGAAGTATCCCAGCCTGCAAGCCTGCATCTCGGACCACGCCCGGCTGATCTCATCGGCCGGAGTCTACGCTCCTCACTATCGGGTTTACAAGACCGATAGAGATTCTCGTGGTTACCTGTGGGGGATAGCGGCGCACTACGCCACCGATCCGGGCTATGCCCGAAAAGTATGGCGAATCATGCAGATGGAGGAGCTTCAGCGGGAGATTCGGCTGGCTCGGTCGCTGTACCGCTCCCAGACGTCCGAGATTCGGACGTAGCGGGCAGGTTCAGGTGTATTCGAGCCATCTCCTCCACTGCTCGGCTGATGTTTCCGTAGCCGGCGTTCTTCAGCGCGTCCCGGACATCCGGCCTAACTCGCGCCGAAATGACCACTCGCCGCTGCTCGTCGCTGAGTCGTGGCATCTCAACTAAGATTCTACTCAGCACCTATTGCCATCGTCAACGTATACGGGTACAATGGGGTTGTCCAGATGGCGCTAGATACCGCAACCGCCCTGGTGGTCTCCGCCGCGGCCGCCGGGGTTTACCTCCTCTCCTGGGGCCTGCGTTCCGCAATCCGCAGGCTTCAGGAGCATTCCTCAGTCATGAAGGGGGTAGCCGCGGAGGCGGCCGCGCTCAGGGCCGAAATGGCACGCAACCGAGAGACCCTGGAGCGGGCCGCCTCTATTTTTTCCGGAGAATGCGCGGAACTGCGCAATGGGCTGGAGACCTGGCGCGAGCAGACCGATAGGATTGTCAGATTGGGCGAGGAATGTGTCCGCACTGGGCAAATGTTGCAGGCCATTCGCCGCGAGCAGGAGAAGTATCCGTTCGGTCGCCCTGTAAGCGCTGGAGTTCCTGCGCAGAACAGCCCGGAGATGGCGGATCTGGAGTACCGCATCCAGCAGACCATGAAGGAGCACGGTGTAACCCGACACGAGGCCATGATGATGTTGAACCCGGCCAATCAGTGGTCTCCGTGGGACGGGTTCGGGGAGTGGGACCAGCGATGATGCTCACACGAGAACAGTTTGTGAAGATCGCAGCACGCTGCCTGGAAAGGAACCGCAACGCTGCTCCGGCGCAGCAGGCGGAACTACTGGCTCAGGAGATCGAGCGGACCGTGGAACTGCTCAGGGACCTGGCGGCCGCTCCGCCGTCTCCCCAGACCGATCAGCAGCAGGAGGATCAGCAATCGCCCTGGCCCGCGCCGAATCCGGCCTCGGTCAGCGTGAGCAAAGAGCCGGATCCAGCCATTGTCCTGCCCGCCGACGAGCAGGCGGCGGAGGCCGAAACCGAAGCCAAGGAGAGCATCTTGGCGCCGGATGACGCCCAGGAAAGCGAATCCGTTTCGCGCCTGCCCGAATCTCCCGTCATAAGGCGCTCGGATGCCGAGTCTCTGATCAGGAAGCACAGATCTGATGCCAAGTCCTCTGCGCATCCTTCGCTCACGGTGGAGGAGCTAAACCTACTGGTGCAGGAACGCACTCCTCCGATGATCTCGGTTCAGGTCCAGTTGCCGGGAAGAGAAACCAAGGTCAATGTGACCATGAACCGGAATGTGCTTTCGGCCCATGCCGAGGGCTGCGTCAAGCTGGTGTACTACCATCCCAAGGCGCCCAGGGACCTCTATGTGCAGGAGGTCATCAGCATCGAGGACATCCCAGTGGACCTGGCCGCCGTCTTGGAGCGGCTCAAGAAGCATGCGGAGATTGTATTGAAGCCCTCCGACGGACCGATCCGTTCCTTTGCCCCGCAATTTCCCGATGGCCCGGTCATCGGAGGGGAGGCCAGCGTCAGCAGCGCGGACCTTGCGAACGTACGGGCCATTTGGGAGAGCCTGAAGTAAACCGCTGCTCCCACAGGAAATTATTGCCGCATCCGCCTTCTGTGGGATACACTCGCAGTAGGAACGAGCCCAGACTCTGCCAGTACTGGAACTAGAGCAGGGCAGACGGGAAGTTCCGGAGGTAGGAGGAAGCGGAATGGCATTTCTCTCACAGACCGTAACGTTGACCGGAACGGCGGTTCGAGCCACGACCGAGCCGACGTTCCTGTCCAGCCTCAGGATCGAAAGCGAGGCTGGAAACGGAATCGTATACTTTGGGGACTCCGGCGTAAGCAACACCGACTACGCCGGAAGCGTCAAGGCCGGAGCTTCGGATCCTGCGGCCGTTTTCCTCGGCCCCTATGTCGCCGCTCCCATCCCGCTGCACCAGCTATATTTTCTCGGGACCAGCAGCCAGAAGATCCACTTGTTTGGGACGGTGCTGTGATGCAGGTGCCTAACCCAGTGGAAACCATTGTCGTCATCCGGGACTGGATCATGCCGGTGGTCGGCTTGCTTGGCATAGGAGGCGGGGCGGTGGCGCTGTACTTCAGGGCGACCCTTGCCGAAACCATCATCAACCGGCTGAACGGCAGGTACGTCAGCACCAATGTCTACCAGTCGAACAACGTCCGGATGGACGACCGGCTGGCTCGCTTGGAAGACCGTCTCTGCACATTGGAAGCGAAGGTCGATCACGGGTTTGAGAACCTGAGAGCTCAGGTGGCTCATGGCTTCTCGAAGGAGTAAGGCGCCGCAAACCGCACAGCCTAAACCGCCGACGCCGGACGCGGCGGCCAAGACAGAAGCGTCCAACGGCGGCTATCAACTGCCCGAGTATCTGCGCAGCAGCCGGGTTCTCAAGCGGCGCCGGATCTCCAAGAAAGACCTGCCCAACTTCAAGGAGCAGATGCTGCTGCTGCACGCTCCCGAAGCCCTGCGAAGCGCCTTTCAGAGCCTGTGCATCATGGCGCAGAAGGAAGATCTCGGAGCGATCCGGCTGCTGTTCGAGATCTTTGGCTACATCGAGAAAAAGAGCGGCATCACCGTAACACAGCAGATTCTCAATGCCCAGATGGCCAGCTCCGATCCGGGCGCTGGATTCGATCAGTTTGTCCGGTCGGTGCACGAGGCCCGCAACGGAGCGCCGTTGCTGAATCCCGTCGGCGCACCCAGTTTGCTCGCGGCTTCGATTGGCCAAGGAGCAACAGCCGAGGAAAAGAATGAGTGATCGTTTCGGGCGCGACCCAGGGACCGAGGAGCTGATCGAGTATTACAATCAGCCCGAGCGCTGCTCCTGGGTGCTGCTGAGCGCGAAGGAAAAGCGGTTCCTGCAAGAGGAGATCCTCCGCTGCATGAACTCCTTCGAGTACTGCGCCCGGAACTACTTCTGGATCTCCACCAAGGACATGCGGGATGTTCCGCTGAGGCTGATGGACACCCAGGAACTGGTCCTGGAGGCTGTCAATCGCCTCAAAGCTAAGGGACGCGGCGTGCGGCTCCTGATCATCAAGGCCCGCCAACTCTATGTCTCCACGTTCGTGGAAGCCTACGTGGCGTGGTGCTGCATGTTCCAGCCCAACGCCAACGCCTTGGTCCTTTCCTACGACACACCCCACGCCGCGTCCTTGTTCAGCATCATCCTGCACATCTACGACCGCCTTCCATGGTGGCTCCGGCCCATGATCGGACCTCGCAAGTACATGGAGGAGCTGCACTTGATTAATCCGGATCCGGAGCTAAGGGCCATTGACCCGGGGCTGAATACCCGCATCGTGGTGCAGAGCGCTGGCCGCTACACCGGCGTTGCTGAGGGCTACCGGATCAACTTTGCGCACATCTCTGAGCTGGGCTCGATGGATGAGGGCAAGGCCCGAAGCCTGATCTTCGGAGATCTGCGCTGGGCGCTGCCGGACGATCCCACCACTTTCGCTGTCATCGAAAGCCGCGTCAAGCGATCCGCCAGGTTTCTGGAGCGGCTATGGGAGAGCCAGGTCCGCTTGGGCGACGTGGCAACTTGGTTTCCGCTCTTCCTGCCCATCTACTTCGACAAGAGCCACTTCATTCCGCCGGAGGATGGCTGGCGCCCGGAAGAGCCGGAACTGGCGGTTAAGGAGCGGGCGGCCGAAGAATGGTGCGTGTGCTCCAACTGCCAGCAAATCCGGCCGACCAACTTCGGCGGCCAGTCCATGCGCGGGGCTGCCTGTTCGGACTGCCAGGTCGGAACCTACCAGCCATACGATTTGAAGGACGGACAGATGCGCTGGCTCTGGCAACAGCGCAAGAACGCGGAGGCCATCGGAGAGTCCGCTCTGATGGACATGCGGCAGTCGCTGGCTACCAGCCCGCAGGAGGCGTTCCAGTACGTCACGGAGACGCTGTTCTCGAAGGCCGCCATGGACCGGGTGGCGAGCAGCATCCGGGAGCCTTTGGCTGTGGGCTTCATGGATTCCCAGGGCGTCTTCCATGCGCCTCGGAGACACTCCGGAGCCGAGTCCGCGATCTGCTGGGCGAGAGGCTGCACCCGCAACCACGCTGGCGAGCCGGATCGCTTCCTGAGGGTCTGGGAGATGCCGATCGAAGGAGCCAAATACTCGGTGGGCGTGGACGTAGCCTCGGGGCAAGGCCGCGGACACGATTATTCGGTAATCTGGGTCAATCGGCTGGGCATTCCGCCCAATCCGGACGTCCAGGTGGCCTGCTTCCGCAGCGATTCCACCCGGCCGACTGATCTAGCGCTGGTGGCCAACGCCATCGGCCGCTGGTATAACAACGCCCTTATGACGGTCGATTACACCAACTTCCAGACCGTGGGAGACCAGCTGCGCCACTATCTCAACTACCCGAATCTCTACCAGTGGAAGAACCTGGACAGCGCCAACGTCCTCACGCCCCGCTACCACTGGGTCTTCAACTCGCGCAACAAAGAGGACGCCTGGATTCAGCTGGACGCTTGGCTCGCCGATGGCTCCCTGATCGTGCGCGACGAGATCTTCGCCTGGGAGATGCGCCACTTTGCCCGCAACGAGGACGGTTCCATCGGCTGCCCAGAGCGGAAACGACAGCAGAGTTGGGACGGCTCCGGCGAGGAGGAGTACGTCCACGATGACACGGTTACCGCCTGCCAGCTGGCGCTCCTGGGCGCGCACCAAATGGACCGCAGAGTCCCAGGAGTTCAGGTCTCCACGGACCCCTTCGGCCTGAAGGCTACCGGTCCTTGGGTAGCCTGCTGCTTGAAGTGCGGCTTGGTCTGGCACCGCGAGCAGTACAACGCCGCAGAGCGCTGTCCGCTGGAGGGGTGCAAGAGCATCATGGTCAAATGGCGCCATGAGAGCTGGGACAAGCCGGAGAATACGATCCGGTTCGAGGACATGGACCAAAGCACGCCGTCCAGTCCCAGCGGATTTTACCCCAGCGTGCAGGAGCTGACATTCTAGGAGGAAGCATGAAGAAGAAATACGTATTTGAGGTCGAACTCGACGACGCCGCTGTGCAGAAGATCGGCGCCTCTGGCGTCAGCGACACCGTAGCTGAAGTTGTTCAGGAGCTTTCCCGAGGCGGGATGCTCCTCCCAGCCGAGGTGGTCAAAAGGATTCAGAGAGCCGCTGGAGACCCATCTCCGATGGAGATCGCCGAGAAGGTCGAGAGAGGCTGCGGCAAGCGTGGAGACGCGTTGCTGGTGGAGTTCAGCCCTGATCCGTCGTGGACGGCCTATCTTCAGGAGGTGGCCAACCGCAACGGAATCAGCATCCAGCAGCATTTGCGAACCATCTTCGACTGGGCATTCAGCCAGGGCTGGTTTGGCATGGTGGCCCCTGAGCCGCATAAGATTCTGCTGACCGAGGCCCAGTACCGCAGAATCGGACAGATGCTGGGCAAGGAGGAATTCACCGGCCAGGATCTGATGGATTTCCTGGACGGGGAGATCGGCCTGGGCGGCTTGGACAACGACGAGGACGTAGTGTCATCGGTTCTGGAGAAGTAGTATGCCGGTGTATGAGTTCTACTGCGAGCGCTGCCAGCGCATCGAAGAGCGCTTCTTCCACCGCTGGCAGGAGCAGGCGCCTCCGTGTCCGTTGTGTTCGAGCCCGCGAGTGCTGCTGGCTTCCCGCTTCGCGGTCGTATTCACCGGGCCCATCACGGCCAGGTACAACCTCAAAGACCGGGAAGGCGCCGAGCAGGAGGGCGTGTGGATGTACCGCAAGAAGACCTCCCTCAGCGGCGAGCCGGAGCCGGTCTACATTGAGACGTTCTCTGAGCTCAAGGAGTTCTGCCGGCAGGAGGGCCTCTACGGTCCAGGAGAGGTGCCCATCAACGCCACCATCAGCCCGGACGGGAGAAAGATCTCCAGCGCCGGGATGCCTGGCCAGTGGGCCAGCTTCTCTCCGGAGGTCTTGCCGGAGAGGACTACGGCCCCTCCTCCGGGCCCGGACTCCGCTAAACCGCTGGTCGAAGTTCATGACCGCCGGTTCGATGATCCTAGGAACAGGCCGACAATTATCCCCTTGCCGGAGGACAAGCAACAGGAAGTACTGGAGACCGGAAGTGTTCCGGAGGAGGTTGTGGTTCCGTGATTAAGGTGCTGGTCTTGAGTTCCGTGACAGCCTGCTTGGCCTTTCTGGTCAGTTCCAGCGAGCTGCTCTACGGAGTGCGGGCGGCAGCCAGCCGAGCCATCCCCTGGGCAGGGAAACTGCTCATGTGTGGCTACTGCTCCGGCCACTGGATTGGAGCCGCGCTCGTCATCCTCTGCCGCCCGCAACTGTTTCCCGAGCACGGGCTGCTCGGCTATGTCCTGAGCTGGATGGCCTTGAGCTGGTTTGCCGGGCTTCAGTGGGCCGGGCTGGTGCTGATATTGCGGCTGAACGACGCTATAGAGTGAGACGTCCGAGAGTCGGACGTTAAGGGAAGGAAAACCGATGGCAGCCAACGTGGTGGAACTGGTGCCAAGGGCACCGATCGTTTTCAATACCAAGAGCGAGAGCATGGACGCGCCCTCCGGATACCATGAATCGGTGCGCAGATGGGTGGCGGCCGCCCGCGAAGAGGCGATGGAGACCGCCAAACTCAACCCGGAGTATCCCTACATCCAGGCGTACATCGACATGCTGGAGGGGCGCTACTGGCCCAAGAGCCGTCCCAGCTATCGCTCCAAGTTCTTTGACAACGCCATGGCCGTCGCCCGGCAGGACGCTCTGTGCGCACTGACCGACATCCGGCCGGCCCCGGAGATCACCTCCGTGGATCGCAATCCGCAGTACTTGCGGCAGGCCGAGATCGCCAAGAAGGTCATTGCCTACGAGTGGGCGGAGCAGGACCTGGACTTGCGGCTGGAGGAGGCCATTGACCACGCTTTGCTGAGCGTCGGCTACTGGAAAATCGGCGCCAGCATGCCAGGCCGGATGCACGTAGTGGCCTGCGGTCTGGACGCGGTCCTTCCCATCCAGCCGGGCCGCGACATCCAGGAGAGCAGCGCCGTGCTCTACCGGGTCTACAAGCCCTTGCATCGCGTCAAGGCCACCTACGGAGCCACGGCCAGCAACCTGGACCGGGAACTGAGCGTCGGAACCTTCTCGGCGACTCCCCCTAACTATTCGCCGCAAGGCAATGTGCCGGAGTACGGCTTCAGCGCCATGAACCCAACGCAGCGCGCCGGCCTTGGCCCTCGCGGTTGGGCGCTGGCGCCGCAGCGGAGCAGCTCCTTCCCGGTCGTTCTGGTCGAGGAGTACTGGATTGACGACCCGACCATCAATGAGACTGGCCGGGAGATCTTGGTCAAAGATCCTCGCCTGAGCCTGGACGAGCACAATTACTGGTATCGGGTTCCGCCCGGGCAGCGCATCTTCCCGCGCAAGCGGCTGATTGTGGTGGCCGGAGACACTATCCTCTACGACGGGCCAAGCCCATACTGGAGCGGCAAATTTCCGTTTGCGCAGCTCATCCTCAATCCGGCGGTCTGGCGGCCAGGCGGCATCTCGATTTACCGCAACCTGGTTCCGCTGGCCATTGCCAGGAACGAACTGGGCGCCGGGATGATGGACTTGAGTCGGCGAGCCATCGAGCCGCAGTTCGCCTTTGTGGACGGAGCCGTTGATGACACTTCATTCCGCAACTTCTACCAGGACATGCCCGGCGCGAAGCTGAAGTTCAACCCGAACGCCAATCCGGCCATCCATGCTCAGTATCTCCAGCCTCCGCCGTTGCCGGGCTATGTCGGCCAGTTCTGGGACAAGGTGGACCAGGCGTTCCAGCGCCATGCCGGGACGCTGGATCTCGCCGGGATGACTCGGAAGAATCAGATCCCCGGCGGGGACACCATCGAGCAGTTCCGGGACACGGCACAGACCAGCTTCCGGCTTCAATCCCGGCACATCGAGCCGTTCATCCGGGAGGCCGGTGAACAGTTTGTCAGCAACATCTTCCAGTTCTACACCCGCAAGCAGCGGATGCGAATCCTCGGCGCGGATGGGATTACCCTGGAGGATTTCGACTACGATCCTGGCACCATGGTCCCATGGACCGTGCCCAAGGAAGAGCATTGGCAACGGTTCAAGGTCAACATTGCGTCTGGTTCGATGCACGGCGGCAAGCGCGACCGCGACAAGCAGGTGGCCATTTCGCTCTACCGCCTGAACGCGATCTCTAGACGCAAGCTGTTGCAAATCTTGGAGTTCCCGGACATTGACGAGATCCTGGAGCAGGTGGCGGAGGAGCGCGAGGAACTGATACCCAAGGCCATCGGGAAGGGAGAGGTGCCGAGGTTGACCCGAGGGCAGAGGACGGGCAACCCCTATTGAGAACAGAGTGCAGATGGGACACATTCTATTTCTATACCTTGACGACCTGAAGCTGCGGTTGGCGCGGCTGCTTTACGGGATGGCCTGCCGGCTGAGCGGAACCAGCCTCGCGCTGCCGTCCTCAACGGACGCCTACGGGGACTTTTACCGCCTGCAAGCGGCTCGAATGGAAAGGATCGCTAGGGACTGGCAGCTTCGGTATAAGGCGTTGCGCAGAGGGCAGCCAACCGTTTCCAGGAAGATAGAGGTGTAGGATGGCGGTGGAGTTCGACAGCGGTCTGTTTCCCCTGGGATGGATCACCACGACGCCGGGAAACCCCGTGGACTTCTTCGCCAACTACCCCCAGCTGCGCAGCCAGAACTTCACCTGCAATCAGTTCATCATCCAGGCGGGATCGGACAACCTCGGCCGGATCTACATTGGCAACCAACGCCTGAACACCGCCACAGGAGAAGGGCTGATCGTGGTTCTGGCCAACCCGTGCGACATCATTGCATTCTCCACCATCGCCGGAAACGTCTACCGTCTGTCCGACTATCGGATGGATGTGGAAACCGCAGGTGATGGGGTACTGGTAACGGTCTACGTTCGCTGAGAGATGGCCAGCACCTATTGGAGCTTCGGCGGGGCGGGCAGAGGTCCAACCGGGCCAACCGGGTATACCGGACCGTCCGGAGGCCCGATCGGTCCCACGGGCTACACTGGATACACCGGCTACACCGGTGACACCGGCTGGACGGGCTTCACTGGGCCGCAAGGCGAAGTAGGGCAACAGGGCCCGACAGGCCCCACCGGATTCACTGGCCCAAGAGGGGAAACCGGCTTCACTGGCTACACGGGGGCGCAAGGGGCAACCGGAGCCACTGGTTACACCGGCTACACCGGCCCGGAAGGGGCGGCTGCGGCTACCGGATCAACCGGTTACACGGGCTACACCGGTGCAACCGGCTACACTGGCCCGCAAGGACAGACGGGGGAACAGGGGCCGGAGGGCCCTACCGGCCCAACAGGTTACACCGGATACACCGGACCACAGGGTGCCGTCGGCCCAACTGGACCAACCGGATACACCGGGCAGCAGGGACCGCAGGGGGATCAAGGGATCCCAGGACCGACCGGCCCTACTGGTTATACCGGGCCACAAGGGAGCATTGGCCCGACTGGGCCGACCGGGTACACCGGCTTCACGGGGCCAGAGGGGCCAGTCGGAGCGATTGGGCCGACCGGAGCGACTGGGTTTACAGGTTACACCGGCCCGCAGGGCAGCATCGGACCAATTGGGCCAACTGGAGCAACCGGCTTCACCGGCTATACCGGACCGCAGGGAGAGGTGGGGCCGCTCGGGCCGACGGGTGCCACTGGGTACACGGGTTTCACCGGTCCTACCGGGCAGCAAGGACCGATAGGTTCAACTGGTCCAACCGGTTATACCGGATATACCGGTCCGCAGGGTCAGGTCGGCGAGCAAGGCCCCGTAGGCCCAACCGGCCCAACCGGATTTACTGGCTATACTGGTCCCCAGGGTGACAAAGGGGACACCGGAGAGGTGGGACCAACGGGTCCGACCGGCTACACTGGTCCAGTTGGCCCGACCGGGTACACTGGCTACACCGGTCCGGAAGGACAGCAGGGACCGGCTGGCGCCACCGGGCCGA